AATATAAGCATCTGGTTGGCCGCCGACGTTGCCCTGCCCACGTTTTACACGTAAGTTGGCTGTGAATGTAGAATCTACGTTCTCGTTATCAACGTTAAACTGTATTTCACCGCCATTTGTAGCAATATTATCATAGCCTGTTAGTGCTGTGGCAAATACATACGCAGTAGCACCATCAGGTTGCCATCGGCCGAAACTTTCATTCCAAATCCATTTTGCATTTGTTTGATCACCACGTTCTACTTCGATACCACTGGTTAATGCACTGCTAGGTGTTCCGGTTTGATTCTTGTTTAAGACAATAATATTATCTTCTATTTCTAGATTGACTGTATCGATACTAGTTGTTGTACCATTAACAGTTAGATTTCCTGTGATAGTAGCATTGCCGCCTACTGTTAATGCACCGGTAACGTTGGCTGCACCATTTACTGTAAGTCCAGTAAATGTGCCGGATCCGGTTGAAATAGGGGCTACAACTGTACCTGCACTATTAATAATATTAACACCATTGAGTTTTAATTCACCTAGACTAGTTAATGTCATGACATCAGTTAAGGTACCGTTCTTTCTTAATGTAAGGATAAAATCATAATCTTCGGAGGTATTAGCAATATCAGTTGATACTGCCTTAATTAAACCAGCCTGTGTGTTTATTAATTCGCTGTTATTCGTCATGAAGCCTAATGCAACACCTACACCATTGCCGGGATAGATGGTTACAGTGGCTGATCCGCCGGTATAAGTTCCACTAGTGGTTATAGCAGTGCCACTAGTAGCATTAGCAGAACTAGAAGCCAGTTTAAATGCACTACTAGTGCTATTAAAGGCATAATAAGTAGTGGTTGTGTTAATTCCGGTTACTCCGGTTGCATTAGATATTCTAACAGGAGTACCTGTGGCTAACACAGTCATTCCGGTACCTAATATTTGCGTATTAGAACCGGTTTGTATACCGGTATAATTGAATGTGCCGGTAACTAAATGTGCAATATTTTCTGTAGTAGTAATACTATTAAAATCTGTATTCTGTGTTCGAACATTAATAGTATTTGGTGCTTCTACTGTTGTAGAATTAATAGTCAACGTATCTGTGCTAGCATCACCTATAAATGTATTACCATTAACTGCCAATCCACCGGGAATAGTTATATTACTGTGATTTTCCCAACGACCATTAGTGCTATTCCATTGTAAGAGTTGATTATTAACAGGACTAGTGATAGTTACATCAAATAATTCATGCAAATTATCCAGTTCTAATGCCGGCACGCCACCGAACGTTACGCCGTCACCGATGAATAATGGAACGGTGCCGATTGTTGCGTAATCTGTTACGAAAAACGGTTCGCCTTGAGCCAAGACCAGTGTTTGTCTAACTGCATCTGTGCCGCGCTTAAATTGTAATGCCATATCTTAATATCCTTTCAAAACTGCATCATGCAGTTAATAAACCATAATCTTTTGTGGGTTCTTCATCAGCACTAATTGTGCTAGTTAACAACTTTCTATATTTCATGTCGGTATATCCGCCGGTGACATCTATAGGAAATTCTTTATTGACTTCATATGTATATCCACCTAGGTGGCGAGTAATATAAACGCCCGATCCTACCGGTACGCTGCTAGTAGCATTAACATAATCTCCGGTTATAACACTATTTACTGGCAGTGTAATGTTATCAGTATATAAAATATTTTGACTCAATAGACCGCGGAATTCTAATGCTTGTCCATAACCAATATTGACTTCTAATTGTTCTACACAAACACGTGGTTTACGAACAATTTCCGTTCTACCGGTATAGGTCTTATTTGTGGTAAATTCTGGCACTGCTGCTTTTGCTGTTACGTAGATGAATCTTAATGCACTGCCACTGGCTGCTAATACAGGCTGTAAATTAGTATAGGTGGCAAGTTCATAACCATTAGGATAATCTACGCTAGGGAACAATGGACGACTCCATGGATTTTCTGTGCTACAAAAATCATCGGTTAAGGGCAATGCGCTACCGTTTGTGCTACTCCAATTTTTAAGGCCAATATAACCTGTTTCACTTACACGTTTTAAAGTAATACTTTTATTTTCAAGATAACTCACAGACCAGTCGATTTGACCTGTTATAGTAGGAGTTTGAATACCACTAAATGTCTTACTTTTACCAATATCAATACCTAATACTTTATCAGGATCATTAATAATCAATGTCTGCACATTTTGACGATAGCATTTATCATAATAGGTGCCACTTCCTGTGATTGTTACCCATGAAGCAGGTTGGGCCGGTACAGCAGCCGTAGTTCTTGTGACTAATTTATTAGACCAATTATAATTAATTTGACAATTATCTAATACTTTAGTGATAGGTTTGCCGTAATCAACTGGTTTAAGTTCTTCCGGTACATCATCATCACAGCAGGTATTTTCAAATGTTATCTTACCGGTGGTGCTGTTGCTGGTGATTTTTACACCCTTACCACCTTCTAGAATAAATTTTCTATCTGTCGAACCGGCTGCAATGCTGTCACCGTCGATAATATCAATTGCATTAAAACCACCGACGTCGCCATCTACTGCAATAGTGATATCATGTGTGCTAGGTGCTACGGTGATATCAATACCATTACCAGCGATAAAGGTTAGGCTGTTGTCTACTTCGGGCGTCATTAACACACCGCCGGCAGTGACCAATCTAAATGCAGTGCTTTCCTGTTCTAATTGATCTGCTATCTGTGCTGCTTGTTCTGGATCTTCGATACCTAATAATCTACCTAAATCGGTATTGCTTAGGGCTTTTAATAATTCTGGATACAAGGCCTTGTAGGCAAAGTAAGCCAGCGCACCCATGCCCAATATTGGCAGTAGGTCACCGATGCTGAAACTTGTATCTTCTGTTACAGCGTCTGTGGTTTGCACTGGATCCCATACTAATTCTGTGCTGGCTGGACTGTAGTTACTATAACTTTTTTCATTGCCGGCCCGGACCTTAAATTTATAAGTACCTGCAGGTAGCGTGGCTATGCGAGTAAGAATTGTTGTACCACTATTAAATGGTGCACCATTGGCGTTCTTTTCCTCATGTATTAAGAAACTGGTAGCAAAGTTATCTGTCGAATACCAAAATTCAAATCTATCTACAACACCTGTGGGCACAACACCTGTTAGTAATATGCTGGGCTGACGATTGTTGTTAGCAGTGGTTACTAATGGTGCTGCTGGTGTAGCAATAACACCCAAACTTGGCAGCGTAATAGGCGCACTAGGAGTTCTTGGACGACGTGGTTGGCCGCCAGCGGTATACAGTGTGCTGTCATATTCTTGTGCTACGATTTCTACAAGAATACCACCATCTTCACTTTCTACTTCTTTAACACGGATTACACGCAAGGTTTGGTTGTTAAAGCCATAAATGCTATTGGTCAATGTAATTACATCGCCGGCCTTTACGCTGATTTTGCTGTAGTCTGTAGTAAAGGTTACTACTCGATCCTGTCTATTTTGATATAGGGCTACATAAGCCAACTCTCTTGCCTGCGTTGGCTCGTTCAGCATAGTGAAACGAACATTTAGAACGTTTTCTGGTTCATTGGCATTTAAAAATTCTACTGGCAGATTGATTCGTATGGTGTCGGTTTGATCCTGAATAAATCTGCTGGGAAATTCTGCTTCAATGGCATTGTAAGCACCATCCAAACTGGTAGCAGTAACATCAATACCGCCCAGGATGTTGCTGTCATTGAAACTATGCACCGGTGCAGTATCTCGATCAATGATCACTCCCCATTTGCCGGTGGTAATATCGTAGTTAACAAACACACCCGAACTGTTGGCCAGTTCCTGCATGTTGGCCAAGACATTCTGTTGTGGATTGACGATACCATTAACTTGATATCTGTTGCTTAATACTTCTACTTGGTCAGTATCTTCATTGAAGAAGTTAATGGCATCATCTGCGTAATTGTTTAGGGCTACTAGGCTATCAGTATCAATTTGTGCTAATTCCAAGCCTGCGCCGCTGATGTTATTACGCATGTAATCGTAGAGTGCATCGCCTGGCTTGAACAATGTGTTGCTAATTTTGAATCGCATATCAGGCATGCCGGTAATGCCTTTATCACGATTATAGTCTAGACGAACCAAGGCAAATGTTAGGTTTGTCATGGTCCAATTGCTGTCCCAGCCCGGGAATAAAGTATGTGCTGCTGGGGGTAGTGTGCCTGAATATCCTGTTGGCAACACTGGTTGGCTGCTGCCATTCTTATACAAATAGATCTTTACTAGATCACGTGGGCTAGTATCTACTGTGCCATCACTGTTAGTTACATAATCTACAGTTATACCATCTGCTTTGAATGTAACTCTTTGATTGTTGTAATAGACTTCATCGACGAAAGTTGAGACCGCTGCGCCATCGCTTAATCTTGCTGTAGTAGTATGTTCGCTTAATGTCAAGCAAACCCACATTGTTTGATTGTTGTTGGTTAACTGTGCATCGGTGATATTACCGCCATAATAAGCACTACCATACAGTAATGGAATAGGGTTAGTTGTATTGGGCTGTAGTTGCAGACGTATGCCCTGATCTACCTGTTGTTGATTGTCTGCGCCAGTAGATTTGTTGATTAATCTACTGATACCATAGGCAATTACGATACGAACTAACGCACTACCTATACTGCTGCTGCCAATGGCTGCTATTGCTGCTGATAAAAAACCTGCCATATCACTTATCCTTTAACCCAATGCTGTTCGACGCATTGCCAACCTCTTTTATTTAACCTTATTGAATTGGCAGTAGGCTGCAAACTTAAACTTACTTGATCTACTAGGCCTTTTGCAATCCAATGATCCGCATCTTCCTGCCATTGTATAAACAATGCTAGGCTCCAACGTGTATTTCTATATTCTGGTTTTACCCACCAAAATAGTTCTCTAATTCTAGTTCTGCGGCGAATCCAGGGATCCTGTTCGCGAGCCGCACCTATCATGCCTACAATATCTCCATCGATATCGATGACCTTGAGATATTCATTACGCATGAGATTAATCAATACGCTGCGAGCATGATCCAAATCTTCTTGTTGCCATTCCGAATAATCATATACGCTGGCAGTGGCAAAATCTATCAACAGAGTCAAACATTGTTCTAGGTCTGCTAATCTTGCTGTTCTTATCATGCTGGCTTGCCAAAATTAAAACTTGTTGTAGCCACAGTAGCCACTCGATCAAATCCGCGGTCTCCATTATAAAGACTGCGTCTTTGATTGCTGCTAGTCTTTTGTCCAGCAATCTTCTGTTCTAGCACACTGATGATATTACTGCAACTAATGGTAATTGTAGTTGTTGCTTCACCGGTCAAGGCATTTACTTCATCATTGAAACTATAGTTAGCAATGACGCCAGTAAAGCGTTTGCTAGGATTGCCCGCAATGTTCAGCATGATGCCTGTTGTGGGGTCAAAGAATGCACGTCTTACTACAACCGGACTACCTTTGATAGCATAGCCCATCATGGCACTGACAAAGGCTTGGTCAATGCCGCTTAGACTGATGGCTACATCATTTTTAGTGGGTGTTAATTCATTATTAAATTCACTAACACTTAACAATATACCATTAGGTGCATAACTATAGAATTGACCATCATCTTCTTGTATGCTGATTGCACGATTATAAGTGCTCATACGAAGCGGACCATAATCGGGCACAAGAATGTAGACGAAGATGGCCTGTTGTAGATTTTTATAACTAGATAGATCTATGCTCATAGTAGGCTTTCCATGAATTCAAAATCACCGTCCCAAGAGATCAATCTTTCGGGCGTAATGGTCCAACGTGGCATGCGTGTCATTACCACACGCCATGTAACTTCCTGTCCAACTTTAAGGTCATAGACTGTGGCACTGGCCGTGTCTAAGCAGACTCTATGTATAGGCACTAACACTGTAGCACCAGCGCCACGCTGCACTTCTGCAGTCACTGTGTAGGGAAATACACTATTACCACTTTGTATCAAATCGCCTGGACGAAATATTACTGTAGAACTACCTACGCTGGGCAGACCGCCAACAATGACTTGCCTAGAATTGGCTGATTGTTGTGCTGTGGTAAATTGGAATGTTAAACCATTTACCTGTGTGCTGTTCAATGCACCTGTATAGCCTGTGATCCAACTATGCGCGGCTCGATTGATACCGATAGTCTGCGTACCGATTCGACCTTCTTCTATGGCTGCTACAGTAGATCTGTATGTAGCCCAAGATAGGCCTGGGCTAGGTGTCACTGCGAATCTATAAACTGCGCCACCTCGAGATGTTTGTCTTACCGTTTGATCGCGTGTTATTGTCTGACTAACAATAGGATTTTTGTCGATACTTATAGCACTGGCTGTATCAATGATTGTTTGAAAACTCATTATCTTCTTCCTCCTGGGATGCTGCTACGGCCTCGTTCTGTTACTGCGTATAAGAACTCCGGCTCACGTGCCAACATCTGACGGAAACTAGCAGCATCGACTGCATTGATGTTATAGACTACTTGTGTAGATTGACCCAATTGATTATTAGGTACAATATTACCTGCTGTTTTAGGCACAAATAATTCTGGACCGCGTTCACCTACAATATACGGTGAATTGCCCATGACCGGTCCACCTATTGCACGGCCTGGAATGCCACCTAATAGGCTGCTGAATAAATCGCCACCGCCGCCACCGCCGAATAAACCTAATATTAATCTGCGTGCCTGTATTCTAGCAAAGTCTGCAATTACACTGTTAACTAGATCTTTAAAGTTAAATTTACCTGTTTGAACAAATTTAACAATGGCATCTTCTAATCCTCGTGTAACACTTTGGAACATAGTTTTAGCCTGTTCGGCAGCATTTGTGGCTTCATCTTTATATTGGTTAAAGGCCTCGCGCCATCCGGATGCGAATGTGCGACTAGATTCTAGATTTTTAACTTGTTGATCAACAATGCCTTTATAGGATCCTTCGATCCGCTTAAGGCCGTCTGCTAGTTCTTTTGCACGCTCTGGTGTCATGCCATCGCCGGTATCTTCAAAGGCTGCTGCAAATGCTCTGCTGGCTTCTAATGCTGATTTACGAGCATTTTCTTTGATCTGTTCGATTTGTCTTTCGACAGGACTACGACCTAATTGTTCTGTTTCAAATTTAATATCAATCTTTTGATCATTGATATTTTTTATAGTATCACCTAGTGCCTGCTGACGTTCATTGAGTTGCTCAATGGCCTTGATCATGTTTTCCATATCACGCTTACGTGATTCTTCCAACAACTTAGCAGTCTGTAGATTACGAATGTATCTGGGCAATTCTTCTTCATGAGATTTATAAATCTCAGCGATCTTTTTGCGTTGTTCTTCTAATGCTGCAATTCTACCGGCTAGAGTTTCATCTTTGCTACCGGCTCTTAGTTCGGCTTGTAGACGTTCTATCTGCTGGCGAATATCAATATCTGCACGTAGACGTTTTTCGCTGGCCTCACTCAGGGCTTTTTGTATTTCGACGTCATCTTCACTGAGTGTATTTCTAAGTTTTCCCAGTGTAATCATTCTTTCTTGGAAGAATAATCTATCTCGTTCCCATTGTAGAGCAATTTGTGCGTTTTCTGAACTTTGATCAAGTTCAATATTGAACTTGCTCATGGCCTGTGCATTGCGATCAATAACTTCTCTTAGTGCTTTTTGTTTTTTTAATGCTTCTTCAGCATCTTTACGACGCTGTGCCAATTCAGCAGCACCATCACCACGGCCGGCGCCACCACCTTGCTGGAATTTAATTAAACCAAAACTTAATGTTTCGATTAAGCCTTTGGTTTTGTTGATAAGACCATCAACACTCTCACTCATATAGCCGAATACTGCTGCAGCGGCTGTGCCAATTGGTATCAATAATGGTTTAATGGCTGCTAGAGCAGGAGCAAGTATTTCTGCCAGCACACTACCCATAGCACTTAATGTGGCTCTTAATCCATTGAATATGCTGGTGCTTTGACCAATATTGGAAATAATTGCCTGAAAACTTCTGCCAAAATTAGCAATTAATGTTATAATACCGCCGGCGCTTTCAATGGCTGTGACCAATGCTACCCATGCTGCTCTAACCAATGTGAATACGCGACCTGCTACAGTAAAGGTTAAAAATGCAGCACCCACTGCTGCTACTGCGGCGATTAATTTCTTAAAATCTTCTACTGTAACATTGATATCAGCGGCCAATTTGCTTAATGGTGCTAGACTTTCAACGATTGCAGTCTTAAAATCCATGAAGCCTACATCTAATTTTTGTTGTAGGCCTGCTACATTACTGATAGCATCAATATAACGTCTGCTGGCCTGTGTGGCCTTGGCATAATCTTCGGCTAATTTATCAACACCAACACCTCTAAATTCTTTGCCTAATAATTTTTGTTTTAATGCTACCTGTTCGCTGGAATTGGAAATTTTACCTAGTCCTGTAATTACTTTACCTAGGATTTCTTGTTCGCTAAGTGTTCTAAGATCGCCTATGCTAACACCCACTGCACGGAATGCTCGTTGTGCTTCTAGACTACCATCTGCTGCATCATCAATGGTGGCTACCAATCTTAAGATGGCATTTTGAGCACCATCTACACTGCCGCCATTGGCTGCTACGGCACGACTAAAACCTAATACGTTTTCTGTAGCAACACCGGTAGCAGCACTAATATCATCGATGCTGTCGGCAAATTGTATGGCATTGGTAATTATACTACCGAATGCAATACCAGCCACAGCAGATTTGAGACTATCAAATGCGCTGGTTAATCCGCCGATTTTCTTCTGCAGATTAGTTAAATTTCTCTGTGCTTCTGTAGAGTTAATCTCTATATCATATTTTACATCAGCCATTCTTGGATCCTTTTACTATTTTTTGCACTTCTTTTTCGAGGAAATCTTGAGTAGGTTCCACCATGCCACGAGGTGCTTGCTTACTGTAGCCTTCATCGAGTCGGCGTGCGTAAGGATAATTGGCTTCGATCGTATCACCTTTTAATACTGTATTACGACGAGCGTTGCCAGTTCTAATAGGTGTTTCGGCTTTAAAGACTGCATAGGCTTTTTTAGGCAATTTGTCTAATTCTTTTTGAATCTTTTTGGTAATGCCTGTTAACTTATCAGTGACTCGAACGCTCATCTTCATTATAGTCTACCTTCCTTAATGGCCATCAATGTTTCTATATCAATGTTATTGGGATCAATAGGTTTGTCTTTATTGTTCAATTGGTTAATATAGGTAATAGCAGCATCCATGATCATGAAATCAAAGGTATTGGCTTCTGCCAAACATTCATGAGGCAATCGACCGTATCTTTGAGCCATTTGATCTAGAGCAATTATCATGGTCATCTCCGGGCTGTTAGGGTCGATTTCCTCATTGGTTACTTTCCCAATGTTTCTACGACCTTTCCAATTACCTTGGTCATTACGTTAGTAGGTAGTGTTAGATCATCTGTGACAATGCGATTTCCTTGATCATCTAATACCATTTCATTAACGGCTTCTACTAGTGCGCCAAAATCTTCTGTTTTTAGAGTTGCTAGTTTAACAAACTTATCCATGGGCTGACGATCCCATGTCCAAAACTCCAGGCTTTCGCCAAATTCTTTTACAATTTCTTCATCCTCAATGGTAATTTTAATTAATTGAGGTTTTGCTGCTAATTGCGATAATTTCATATCTTAATCTCCAATCCTATCTTTTAAATTGTGTATGACACTGAGTAAGAAACGCAGTCTTGCGTCTATTTGTTCAGCATCTTTGCGTAGACATTTTAGTTCAGCAATGGCTTTTGCAGCCTCTGCTTCCATGCTACGCAATAATTGCTTATTGCTTAACTCATCAAAAATCATAATCTGTCCTCCTTCGGACATGAATATTTAGCCAAGAGAAAGGCTCCCGAAGGAGCCTTATTAATTACCTAATAACTGATAATTAAGCGCCGTTGGCACCAGTAGCCAGGATGTAGTCGCCGTTAACTTCAATTGTTATAGGAGACACAAAAACCGGACTGTCTGCTGAAACTGTCGGGGCTAGAGCACTGATAAAACCTGTGCCCATTAGCAATTTCTTGCCGGTTGTTACACCTTCTGGAGCGATTAAGAAGGCAACCGGTGTTCTGTCGTTAGACAGTTTGAAGATACCATCTAATTTAGCACCAGTTGCTCCGCTAGATCCAAAGAATGCTGTAGGATCTAGAACGAAGTTACCGCTAAGGTTGTTTGTGGCGTTAGTAGTAATAACCTTTTCACCACCTTCGTCTAATTGTTTCCAACGGAAGGAACCGTTAGCGTTATTGATAGTTACGTCTTGTAGACCTGGAACAACGATTGCAGTTGCATCTGCTGTTGTAATTTCACCAGTTGTGTTGCTGACCGCTGTATAGAAATCATCTTCTACTGGAGTGATTTCGCCGTTGGTAACGGTTGCATCACTGGCCTTGATGATGATCAACTTAACGCGATTTACCGCGGTTGAAGCATTGATATATGCCATTTTGCTATGTCCTTTATACTAATGTATAGAATCTATACTCGAATTCATAAACAACTCTATCGTCATCCATGCTTACGGTATAGTCAAACTCTTTTCTGAAAGAATTTGTAATGTTTGCACCTGTTCTTGCGTTTGCTAAAACTGTTAGGGCTGCATCTAAATCTGCGTTGCGATTCTTTGCGTCTACTGCCAAGTAGCCACGAACGCGGGTAATACTTTGATTGACATCACTGCTTTCATCTAGTGTGTTTACCAATATATCCTGCTCGGTGTAGGGTTCATCAAGATAAACTCTACGCAGATTACGTAGGTAATTTGCAGTGCCACCTTGTTCGAATGGCAGTTCCTGACTGGACTTTATAGATCCAGTTAGGTTTGCAGTCAAATAAGATAATAATTGTGTTCTCATCTTACTCTCACTAGATTAACACGACTGGGCGCACGTTCTGTGCGTTCCACTGTGCCATCTGCATCGAAGTCATACCAACGACCATCTTCAATCAATTCTTTGAATAGATCCGCAAACTGGTCTTTATTGAATTTGATCTTAGCAACATCTGCTTCATTGCTCCAATCTGCTACACGCGGTAATAGATATTCTGCCATAACAAAATAGATGTTAAGATCTTTCCAGTCCTGCTCGCGAGTCTTGATTCTCAGTGCATTGACATCTGGCAATAGCCTAGGATCGTTTTCCAAACTAGCATCTCTGCTAAATTGGTATTCTTTCCACCAGTCTGTGGCTTTTAGTCTTGATAAAATCCTTTGACTGGCCTGTGCCAATAGGTCGTTAACCTGTTGTTCTGTGACGCCTTCGTTGGCTTCAAAGAAACGCTGGTCCCTAGCAGTCACCTCACTGTAGACTGCGAAACTTACAAAATTTCCACTTACAATATTAAATGCCATGCTAGGAACCTTTCAGATATTAAACGTTAACTAATTTAACGCCACGTGCAGCATCAACTAAGCCAACGCCAGCGTGTAGGCTAACAACTAGGTCGTTACCAACAGCACTTGCACGACGTTGAACTTCTAGGTCAACGTTCTTGAACATAGCAATGCGTAGAGCATCAGCACCGAAGATGAAGCCTTTGTTTGTACCAGAAATATAAGCACTCTGGAACATACGAACGCCACCAACGCTACCAACGAAACCGTTACGTAGTGCTTCTGTTTGGAAGTCACCACCGGCATAAGCCTGTGTACCGATAGCCTTCATTAATAGAGCGGCTTGGGCTGGGCTTAAAATACCAAACAATTGACCCATTTCACCAGCGCCACGAATTTGTGCTACTGCGTCGAAAATGCTGTCAACAGTTACAGGATCGCTGTCGGATGTGCTGGCTGTTAGGCCATTCATCGCAGTGATAACTGCTTGGTCGAATTTCTTGGCAACAGCGTTACCTAGAACGCGGCCAACTTCTGCTGGATCGATAGCGCCCAAATCACGTAGGATTGTGCGAGCAGCATAGATGTTAGCAGTAATATTTTTTGGTGTTGCAACAACAGTGCGGCTTGTTAAGTCGTCAGCGTCATTGTAAGCATCAATAACTTCGGCATCGCTGCCTAGGGCTTCCAAGAATGGAACTTGAGCGGTAATTGAACCAGCAGGAACAGCGATTTGAGGAACCAAACCTCCGCTTAGGAACAAAGAACCTTCGTGTGCTGCATAAACAGCAGCGGCCTTAGTGTTAACAACTAAGCCGTCTAAAGAACTTGCGAATGGACTTGAGTTTGCCATTGTAATCTCCAATTATATATTTTAAATTTTGCCAGTGCGTCTTGCATCGGCGTATAATTTACGATGGTCTGGGCGAGTTAGATCTAATTTAGAAATATCTAGAGGTTGTGCAGGCCCTTTGCCTACATTACCTTGTGTATTTACAGTAGCAGGTGTAGCCTGGACAAAGTGTGGGTTTTGATCTAAGAATTCTTTTACGAATGCATCCACTGTATAGGGCTTACCATTATCTTGATAACGCACTTCATTGGTCTTTGGATCAACAACTTCTACTTCTCCATCATCATTTAGACGCAGAGCAGGTTTAAGCAATGTCTTAACTTGCTCAGGGTTGACGCTGCGATATTGGGCTGCTAATGTTACCAAAGGCTGCTCAATTCTAAATTCTCTAATAATACTATCTCGTTTTTGGATTTCTGCATCTTTCTTAGATGCTAGATCCGCCATCAGTTTGTCAAAGTTTCCACGCTTGACATCTAATTCCTGTTGCTGTTTGCGATAATTTGTAACAATCTCGCGTAGTTCATCAGGATTGCCTAATTCTTCATATTTGCTAGAGAATTTTTTTTCTAGTTGACTTTTGGTCTTGGCTAGAATGGCATTTACTTCATCTTGCGTAAAAGTCTTTGTAACGGCCTGGTCATTTGTTTGTTCAGCGGCGCCAGTAGCCTCTGTTGTTTGTGCCGATGTTTCTAAGGTCATCGTTGTCCTCTGCCTCATTTAAGAGTAAAAAAGTTTATACAACTATTGTTGTCTATATTATATTTAGTAGTTATTTATGGTTATTCTTCCACGTAACCCAATTCTACAGCAGCATCATGTTGTTCTGCAGATTCGATTAATATTCTATCCCCGGTTGCTGGA